GACTGAATAAGGGCTTGCGCCTGTTCGCGTTTGGTGAGCGGCCCACTTGAGCCTTCGACCACGAATTTGACTTCATCGGGCAGGTCTTGACGGGAGAGATTCACATATCCGTCAATCCCCCCGGACCCGACATGGACAGCTTGCAACCCCATGACTTTCTTGAGGATTTCATATTCCTTATAGATAATCGAGGTCAGGAACCCTTCTTCCTGCAAGACTACGAAATCGTCCGTTCTCACCAATCCCCGCGAACTTTCAACATCTGCCGCGAAGGCGGTGGTGTGGGATTTGGTCTGCGCCCCGCGTCTGGGGGCCGTGACGCCGGTCATGTCCTCATATTGATTCAACAGGGCCAGATACAGATTGACCATCTCATTCAAGTCACCAATTTTATGTTCCTTGATTGAATTCAGGTCGTCTGTAGGCCATTGAGCGCCGGGGAATATCCTCGGCCCGCCCGCGCTGCGTAACTGTGTGTCTGTCGCGTCCCATGAAATCGGCGGCTCGCCATTCATCGCCGCTACTGCCATCATGCGGTTTAGCGCGTCTGTAGCGGCCTCCTGAATGGGTTGGCCCTTCATTAAAGGACTGGTCCCGTAAGGCGAGTTCAGGTCATCCCTCTGGTACGTTCCGCCCGAGTAGGACCGGAAATTCTGTGTGTTCTCCTGAAACCTGACAACTGTCGGCCCACCGCCGCCGACTGCAACCGTCAAAACCACGTTGGGCAGAAAGATGTTTTTCTGGGACCGGGTGAAGATAATGTCACCCTCCATTTCCAGAAGATGAACGTGTCCCTTGGTAACGGTTTTGTCCTTGTGTTCCTGATTTCCCATCGGCTCCAGCTTCTTGATGTTCGGGAGGAGCCAACCCTTGTCCGTACCGCCCTGTTGTGCCGACAAAAGCAGGTCATCAAGTTTCTGGTAGCGGTCGAAAATATGCGCCGGAGCGACGGCAAGACCTTCGTGCAAGACGGCTTGAGTGGCATCATCAAGATATGTGTTTTTAATAGACACCGGGACCACAACCGGACCCCGGACGTTAGCACCCTTTATCCCCCGGAAATCCGCCGTGAACTTAGGCAGTGTGACTTCACGAACCCTCGCGCCGTAGGTTCCGTATTTGAACGCTTCAATATCACAAGCGTCGATCTGTTGGCGGAAATTAAACGCCTGGTGGTTCCTGTCCATTGCCGCTTTGACCAGAATGTCTGCGGTTTCCTGATCCAGCTTTGTCGGTGTCGCCGTGCCACCAATGAGCGGGTGCGTTTCCCGGCGCAACTGAAATCTGTCAAGGTATTCATCAGACAGGTTTGAGTGGACACGGAACCAGTCAGTTGTTTTGGGAAACTTCAATCTACGGGCGTCCGCCGTCAGGATTTCAAGGGCCTCGGCCTGAAGCGGTAACTCAAGGTTCGGCATCCAGTCCTTTGCTGTCCCGGACGCAATCTCCCTTGCAGCGGGATTCATGGCAATCTGGCGGTCTACCTCTTTCCAGATTCTTTCGCGGTCTGTACGGATAGACGCGCCCTTGCGGCGTTCGAATTCCTGTGCGACATATTCGGCGGCTGTTTTCCAGTCTTTCGCCGTGAATTTACGCTGTGAGGGGACTTCTACCACGATAAACCTCTAAATCAAAATTTGCTGTGTCTAAAAGGATTTGCTGAACATTTTCGGCGGTAATTTCCGTGTCATTATGTTCAAGTGAAATTTCGAGTGGTTGAGCGGTCCCGCCGTGAATATCAGCGGCCCATACGCCGTGCCAAGCGTCGGCATTGCGGCCCCATGCTAAATAGATCGTTCCGTTTCTTGTCTCGACCCGGCCCTGTTCAATTCTCGGAACGGGTAGATTCCTGGCAATGCGTTCGAGTTTCACCAAGCCTTCTGAATTCACGATGCTCTCCCTAGAATGGGTCTGGTATATTTGGGTTGAATAACAAAGCCGCCCGACAGTGTTTCGGGGATGGCTTTGCGTTTCATCATCACGGCGTACCGGGTCGCTGACATAATATCGTCCTTGATCGGGTTGATTTTTCCATCCTTGCGGTGATACATGCGTTTTTCCTCGAACCACGAAGAACAGTTTGAGAACACCTTGAACCGCCCCGTTTTCATGCGTTCAAGGATTTCAATAACTGCCGGTTCGATAGCTTGAGCGCCGCCCTTGTCATCTTCGTAACGAGCCGAGTTTTTCAACATCTGCGCCCCGTGATCGCGGTACTGTTTCCACAACGCCCGTCCGTTGCCCTTGTCCTTGGTCATGCCGTCATGGGGCCATGAGACTGGAATCCACGGCTTACGGGCCTTTATGGCTTCGGTGTGGTAAACCGCTGTCTCGCCTGATTTCTTGTAACAGTCGTAGACGTAAAGAACGTCCGTGTCTTTGTCCCACGCAATCCACGCGCCTGCCGCAGGGTGGTCGATGCCGAAATCAATCCCGGCAATGCGGTAGAAGTGGCGCGGTATCTCAAACGGAACACATTTAATATCGTCGTCACTGACTGGATAAACAGCGCCAGACCCCATCATGGGGATACCCTTGGTTCTGGTGTCGCGTTCCCAATCCGGGTATGAAGCGGCTAGTCTGGCCCTCTCATCAGGGTCCAGGTGCGGCGCGTCATCCCATGTTACGTTCTTGAGATAAATCCCCGGCCCGCCGTCCGTGAAGTGCTGAACGACATCCGATGCACCCTTTAGAGGTGTAAAGGTATTGAGGATAATCCCCTTCACGTCGAGAATACGGGTTAATGCCTCGGTATAAATGTCCTGTGGCGATTCCTCGTCAAGCCAGACAACATGCTTTGATGTTCCTTGCCACTTCGTTCTACCCTGTTCGTAGGTCTTCAGTGTGACAGTTGAGATGCCACCCGATTTATGACGAACCCTTATTGTGTCAACAACGTTCGGGATGCCAGCCTGACGATACTTGACATCAATCAGGCTATCGGCGGGTATCCATCCCGTGCCGTGCATTCCCTCAATACCGAGAAGTTCAAGCTGGATAACATCCCTTGATGCCCCGTTGGTTTCGCCGCCAGTCCAGACGGACACCGCCTTGGTGAATCTCCGTCCATCCCACCAATCAGGATACTCTCCCGTTAGGTGTATGGCGGTTTCAGCGCCCGCGCACATCGTTTTTCCCACACGGTTAGCAGCAATCAAACAGCGTTCCGGGTTATCTTTGCCCGCGTTGTGGAAGTCAATCTGCCAACTATAGACCCCAACATTCCCATCCCCGAATGGAGCCGAGTGGTCGTAGATGGCCCCATATTCACGCTGTAGCCTGCGGCTTCCCAACCGGCGCTGGAACTCTTTAAGAGATGACATCCCAGACCTTCGTTTCCGGGTTGAATTTCGACTTTGTACCGTCCGGGTTATCCAGAACAGGTTGTTCGGCGTAACCGTAGAACTGCGGTATCTTGTGCCGGTCCATCAGAGTCGAACCTTCTGCAATCTCAATCTGAATTCCACGCTCCTCGCACCGGCCCAGAAGCCACTCGCAATTCCCCCGAGCCTGTTCACTTTTCTCGATGCCCGGATAATGGAAGTCACAGCCGTAAAGCCCGATCCGTTTGTAGCCCTTGAGCATCGCGTATGCTACGGCGTAACACACTGAGTTCGTTATGTATTTTTCGCCATCAAGGACATCGTTCACGACTTCCGATAGCGGATATTCGATGCTGTTGTATTCGTCATATGCCTTGCAGGTCATAATCGGCACATCGCCGGTCAACATCGCCCCGTAGCGAAACTGTTCAACCCGCAAGTCGTCCATTGCGAAAATCATGTCGAGGTCTTTGAGCAACTTGCCCATGTGGTTGACGCCCCACACATGGTCGTAGTGTTCTCCAACCTCGTCAATGGTTGCCTGTTTACCGAGAATTTCGGCAAAGTCGGCAATCATCTTCTGTTGGTCTAAATCAGGCGAGAAGGCTTTCGCCATCCCGTCAAGCCATGCTTCCTGCTCGGGCGTCAGCCGAACGTCAGAAAAACCACGCACCATATTGTTGTGCATGTCC